GAACTATTTACATTTGACTATAGTTTAATAAATGCTTTTCTTTTGGGATGTTTGTCCTCTGGAACAAGTTATTTATTAGCAATGCTTGTTAATGACTTTGGTTTAAAAATAAATCAAAAGGAGTAAAAATGAGTAACGAGTGGACTTCAAAATGGAAATTACAACCTGTCCGTCGCTGTTGCAGCGGATCGTGAATCACGCGGGTAACGCCCGTATTATAGGAGACAAAAATGAAATTAACTGAATCTAAATTAAGAGAACTTGTAAACGAAGAAATTGCTGCAATGGTTGATGAGGGTGAGATCGATGAGGGTCTTTTTAGTGGACTAGGAAACCTTGCCAGAAAAGCTGGTGCGGGAATTAAAGCTGCCGGTAAAGCAATTGCTAAAACTTATAAAACCGGATCGCTTACCGGTGATCTAAATTTAGGCATTAAATACTTGACAAATGTTGTAGCTAAAGCAGAAAAGAATATGGAACTAGTTCCAGAAGAGCAAAGAGCAGCGTATAAAAAAGCTTTATCTGGTATAAAAGGTGGAGTTACTAACGCCAAGAAAGCATCTGCAACATTAGCAGCAATGGAAGAGTAATAATGAGTAAACAACTTTTACGAGAATTTTTTGAACTTAAATGCGACGATAGAGGTTGTCGCGATCTCTTAAACGAGAATGAAAAAAGAATGATTGCCAATGGCGATTTAGTGTTTCCTGCCAAGTTGCAGCAATGTAATGTAAGAAATGGAAACGGTAGAACTTATCCTCGTAATGTTTTAGAAAGAGAAGTTGAAAATTATCAAAAGTTGATTAAAGAAAATCGTGCTATTGGCGAGTGCGACCATCCAGACGATTCAGTTATTAATCTTAAAAACGCATCCCACATGATTACAAGAATGTATTGGGATGGTGATAGCGTTTTAGGTATTGTTAAAGTGCTTAAAACACCCTCTGGTGATATACTTAGAGGTCTTTATAATAGTGGCGTGCTTTTTGGTTTTTCATCAAGAGCAATGGGATCACTAAAAGAAAGTCGTGATGCACAAGGAAATTCCATTCAAGTTGTGCAAGACGACTTACAACTTATTTGTTTTGATGCTGTTTCAGAGCCATCTTCTCCAGGCGCTTATGTTATGGATGGTGTAAATGGGGGGGTAAAACTTCGGATGTCTGAAAACAAGTCAAAAGAATTTTTTACAAAAGGCGATAGAATCAATCGTGTATTAAACGAAATTTTAAGGGGACAAAATTAAATGAAGATTACTAAACAAGAACTTAAACAAATCATTAGAGAAGAACTAGGAAAAGAGCCTGGTTTTTTTGGTAAACTTGGTCAAAGCGTGATGGGAACACGCGGGATGAACAAGGCATTTAATGCAAATTATAAAGAAATGCAAAAACAAATTACCAAACTAGAATCTTTGGTGTCTGCGGGAACACCAGAAGCATATCAAGAGGCAGAAGAACTTCTTAGCAAGCTTGAATCGACATCACCGCTTTCACCATTTTATTATGAAACGGATGCCCTGGGTTCAAAACAGGCAGACTTTATAA